AGAAGCACACCGATCCTGTAAAGAACTACATCGATGTCAGCTACGACTTCGAGCTCTTCAAAAGAGCATACAAGGACCGCTGGCATGTGTTCGAGAACCGTCCGTTGAAGGATGTCTCCGAGATGTTTCGTGTTATTCGGAAGATCGTCAACTCTGATCCGTCGCGACTGGAGATGATCAAGAAGCTCCTTACATGTCACGATCGTCTGGTCATTTTCTACAACTTTGACTATGAGTTGGAGATCCTGAGGACGCTTCATGACCATGTTCCTGTGTACGAATGGAATGGGCACCGTAAGCATGTTCTGCCTGAAGGAACAGACAAGAAGTGGGTCTACCTGGTCCAATATGTGGCAGGAGCAGAGGGATGGAACTGCACAACAACCGATGCTATGGTTCTCTATTCTCTTACATATTCCTATAAGAACTTTTTGCAAGCTATGGGACGAATTGACCGTCTTGACACACCTTACACGACGCTCTACTATTACATTTTTGTGTCAAATTCGATAATCGATCGGGCGATCAACCTGTCTTTGAGCAACAAAAAGAGCTTCAACGAGCGAAAATTCATACGAGATTTCGTCGATCCGGGGTCGAACCTGTTGAAAGTTTGAGGATGGGTTAGGTGGGTCAGGACGAAAGTTCGTCAGATTTGACAAATTTGACACAACAATGGATTGTACTGAAAAACACTAAAAAGACCTGTTAGAAGGGTACTAACGGGACATTTCGGTACTTTCCATTGGTGTGTCAAATTTTAAAAAAACAAAGTCTTAAAAGTCCCTGGGGAAACATGATATATATACTCTCTTCTTTTTTACGCGCGTAAAGGGGTATAGAGTATAGGGGTAACTTATTCCCAAGGAGTTCTTAGAAACAGATTTGACACGCATTTTTGACACATCACGAGAGGGTAACCAAAATGCGAAGATTGAAAGTTTGTGTGGAGAATTGGCCGGAATGTGAAGATGGGTTGTACAATCCGTCGTGTTGTCGATTCCCAAAGTCATGTTCTTGTAGATCATATTCGCTTGAGCACATCAAAGAAGAAGATTTAGAAGATTTAAAAACTTGATTGGAGGTGATCATGATTGAAGAATGGAGTACTATCAAAGAGTTTCCAAATTATTCGATTAGTAGTGCTGGTCGCGTTTATAATCATCGAGCAGACATCATCATGCGAACCAACCCGAACAACTTTGGTCACATGAAAATCACACTTACAGATGAAAGCGGACAACGTCACGACAGATCTGTGGCTAAGCTTGTCGCTGAGGCCTTCTGTGTGCCCCCTACAGAGCTCTGTGATAAAGTTGTGGTACTTGATGGCGACCTAACCAATCTAATCGCTCAGAACCTCGTGTGGAGGTCCTCACGGTTTGCCTGGTTATATTCTCGACAGCTGAAGAAAGAACAACCAATTCATTACCACAATCTTCTTGTTCGAAATGTAACTACAGGGCACGAGTATGTCTCCATCATCGCGGCTGGTATGACAGAGGGATTGTTGTTCGATGATATTTGGGAGTCTACCTATCGACAGAAAGAAGTTTGGCCAACTCTACATATCTTTGAGATCATCTAAGGAGAAATAATGAGAAGAGATGAACATTGGCCTGAAGTTTGTACATTGATGGGGTGTACAAACCCAAAACTTCGAGGTCATCACCATCATTATGTTATGGGTCATATCTCAACACAAGTTTGTAGGTGTGAACAGGTTGATGTTCGTGGAACAAAACCATGAATACAATATTTTTTATCTTAAGAGTATAGGTTAGTACGCAAAACATGTATTGTAATGAGGGAGAGTCTCATTTTGTGGCTCTTCCACACATTCTTTATTTTTTAGGAGGTTTGATGGGGATTGCGAAAGTTGAAGCCGAATACCAAGCACATCTTATCAAAAGAATTGAAGATCTTTTACCTGATTGTTTCATCATGAAAAATGACCCAGATCAATATCAGGGTATTCCAGATCTTCTTATTTTGTTTGAAGATAAATGGGCTATGCTTGAAGTAAAACTCGAATCGAATGGTGTTGTGCAGCCAAACCAACAACACTATGTAAATGTGTTCAATGAGATGTCGTTTGCTGCATTCATTTATCCAGAGAATGAGTCGGAGGTTCTAGGAGATCTTCTTCTTCGTTTCGGTTCGTGAATAAGGGAGGTGATGTTTGTTCTTCAATCAACACCCGCAACTTTCGGGAAAACACGCTTTCCTTAGTCCAAGCAGTTCACACTGGCTTCGTTACAATGATCAGAAACTTGAGGCTAGATTCTTTGCTGCCCAATCTGCCCGAAGAGGAAGTGATCTTCATGCTCTTGCTCACGAAGCAATTCGGTTGGGAATTAAACTAGACAAGCGGTCTAATCCGGCACTGGCGACATATGTCGCTGATGCTATCGGGTATAAGATGAACTGTGAGCAAACTCTATATTACTCTGATAACTGTTTCGGTACTGCTGACACTATTTGTTTTCGTCGAAGCAAATTAAGGATTCATGATTTAAAAACCGGCATCACGAAGACTTCAGTTGAACAACTTGAAGTCTATGCTGGGCTTTTCTGTTTGGAGTATGGTATCAGTCCATATGATATTGAGATTGAGCTTCGTATCTATCAAAGGGATGATGTTCATGTATTTGATCCTATTCCAGAAGCTATTGAAAACATCATGGAAATCATTGTTGCTTTTGACCGTCAAATCGAGCGCATAAAGGAGGACCGTCTGTGATTGTTGAAGAAGATGATTATATTGCTCACTATGGTATCCTCCGTCGATCCGGTCGCTACCCGTGGGGAAGTGGAAACAATAGCTCAACACAATCGGGTAGAAACAAGAAGTTCCTTGATTTTGTTGAAGAGATGAAAAAAAAGGGTCTCAGTGAAACTGAGATTGCTAAAGGTCAGGGTATTTCTGTTGCACAGCTTCGTGCAGCAAAAACCTATGCGAAGAATCAGGTAAAAGCAGAGCAAATCAACATGGCCGAGCGTCTACGAGCCAAAGGTATGTCAAATCCTGCTATTGCTAAGAGGATGGGGCTTCCTGGGGAGTCTTCTGTTCGTGCTTTGTTGGCGCCAGGCGCAAAAGAGAAGAATGATCTTCTTGTAAATGTTGCAAATGAACTTAAGAAGCATGTTGATGAGAAAAAGTATATTGACATCGGTACTGGTGTTGAAACACATATGAATATCTCTGATACAAAACTTGCAGCAGCAACTTTTATTCTTCTTGAGCAGGGTTATCAAGTTCATACCGTTCCGGTTCCTGCTATTGGTACTGGATACAACACTAGGCATAAGGTTCTTGTTCCTCCTGGTGTTACACAGAAAGAAGTTTGGGAGAATCGATTCAACCTCAAGCAGATTTCTACTTTTACTGATGATGGCGGTAGGCATTTTGCTAAGCAACATGATCCTGTTTCCATCGATCCTAAAAGAGTTTCTGTTCGATATGCAGAAGACGGTGGTTCAAACGCTGATGGTGTTATTTATGTTCGACCAGGCGTGAACGATCTCTCTCTTGGTAAGAACAACTATGCTCAGGTTCGAATCAAGGTTGGTGATGGCCATTATCTTAAGGGTATGGCTATGTACAAGGATGATCTTCCTGAAGGAACAGATCTTCTATTCAACACGAACAAGAGCAAAGCAGAATACCCAAACAAACTTGATGCTATGAAGAAGTTGGCTGCAGACAAAGACCTTCCATTTGAATCTGTAGTCAGACCAATCGTGCTTGATGTCAACTCACCTAATGAGAGAGTTGAATCTGCGATGAACCTTGTCAATGAAGAAGGCGATTGGTTGAAGTGGACAGATACTTTGTCTAGTCAGTTTCTGTCAAAGCAAACTCCACCTGTAGTGAAGCGTCAGCTTGATGTTACTTATGATCGTGCTCAGCGTGAGTTTGATGAGATCATGAAGTTGACGAATCCAGCAGTTAAGAAAAAGCTTCTAGAAGATTTTGCTGATTCGGCCGATTCTGCAGCTGTCCATCTCAAAGCAGCATCAATGCCTAGGCAGACATGGAAGGTAATTCTTCCTATTGAATCTTTGAAGCCAACAGAAGTGTACGCACCTACGTACAACAATGGTGAGAATGTTGTATTAGTTAGGTTCCCTCATGCGGGTACCTTTGAGATTCCTGAGCTAACAGTTAATAACCGTCATCCTGAAGCAGTAAGACTTTTGAAGGATACGACAGATGCTATCGGCATTCATCCTTCTGTTGCTTCTCATCTGTCTGGTGCAGACTTTGATGGTGACACAGTACTTGTAATTCCAAACCCTGCAGGTAAGATCAAAATTACCCCCGCCCTCGCTGGGTTGAAGGACTTTGATCCTATTGCAACATACCCTGCCTATGATGGTATGAAAACCATGGATGGTGGTAGGTGGAATGCAAAAACTAAAACTGTTGAGTTCGAAGAAGGTAAGCGTGCTTTCTCAACTAAGCAGTTGGAGATGGGTAAGATCTCAAACCTCATCACCGACATGACTATTCGTGGTGCTACTCACGAAGAGTTGGCTAGGGCAGTTCGACATTCTATGGTTGTGATCGATGCCGAGAAGCATCATCTAAACTATAAGTTGTCAGCACAAGTCAATGGTATTCCAGCCCTAAGTAATGAATACCAAAGTGGGCATAGAGATTCAAACCGCCCCGGTGCTTCTACGTTGCTATCTCGTAAGAAGTCTGAAGTTAAGATCCCTGAACTTAAGGGTCAACCCAACTTCCCACAAGGAGCCCCTGTAGATAGGGCTACTGGTAAGAAGCTGCAGATTCCTACAGGTAGAACACAGAGATACAAGGATGGTAGTGTACACCTTGTCAAGAAGGACTACAAGAAGCTAGACCTTACTGATGATGCACACACTCTTTCGTCTGGTACTAAGATGGAAGAACTCTATGCTAACTATTCTAATAGGCAGAAGGCATTGGCTAACAAAGCAAGAGTAGAAGCTTTTAAGACACCCCCCTCTAAGTGGGTTGACTCTTCTAAGAAAGCTTATGCTAAAGAAGTAGCCTCCCTCGATTCTAAACTGGCCCTCGCCAAAAAGAACCGGGTACTAGAGAGGCACGCTCAAGTCATTGCCAATGCAGCAATCAAAGCTAGAGTAGACGCCAACCCAGGGCTTGATGGCGACTCCCTCAAGAAGATCAAGTATCAAGAGCTTGATCGTGCACGTACTCGTGTGAAGTTAGATCAAACTAAGATTCGAATTGAACCTAATGAGTGGGATGCTATTCAAGCTGGTGCTATTAGTAATAGTAAGCTTACTCAGATCCTAGCTAAGGCAGACATGGATCAGGTAAGGGAGTATGCTACACCTAGTACTAAGTTGTTGATGAACACCGCTAAGACTCAAGAAGCACGTAACAAGTTGGCTCTTGGATACACTCGGGCTGAGGTTGCAAGTCAGCTTGGTGTGTCTATCAGTACACTTGACAGATCCTTGAGTGGAGGAGGTTGATCATGGCAGCTGCAATGCTATCAACATCTGACAATCCATACGACCCCTTCACTCATTACGATGAATGGTTTGCTTTCGATGAGAGGATGGGATACCACACACCCTCCTTCCTGGCCAGGGTAGTAGTAACTTCTGATGAATTGTCGGAGACCGATCAGGAGCTTGCGATCGAGGAAGCGATTGATGAAATTGTTGAAAGAAACGTCCTTGGTTTGTATGTGAAGCTCACTAAAGATTAGAAAAATTTAAAAAGTATTGTGGAGAAGGGTTGATGAAAGGGGGGGAGGGGTCGCAAAAACGACACCCCCTTTTCATCGCCCGGCTCCCAAAAATAGCCCCGGAGGAATTTCCGGAGAAAGTTTTTGCCCTTTTGGTTCTATTGGGGCGAATGGTATATCTAAGAGTGGGGAGTTCGAGTCGACCAAGGAGGTGATCCAAGTGAAATCCCAGCTTAGAAGGGTAAATGATCACGGCAAGACATACGAGTGTCTACTGTTTGTCTGTCCTGGTTGTGTGTCTGGTGGACCTGAAGGCTATGATGGAGTTCACATGCTTCCGGTTAATACCGTAGAGGACATTGGCAAACCCGTGTGGTCCTTCGATGGCAACCTCGAACTCCCCACTCTTTCCCCATCAATTCTTACAAAGAGTTATTCGGTTTGTCACTCGTATCTCAAACATGGATTGTTCGAATTTTTATCAGACAGCACACATCCGTTGTCTGGTCAGAAAGTTCTAATCCCAGATTTGCCTGACTGGGCAGAGGAGTTGTCTTAGAAAGGAATTTAGATGAGCACTATCGAAGTCCTTTCTAGGACACAAAAGATTATTGTTAAATCTGATAGATCTATTGCTATTGTTAATGCTGGTCCGATTGGCCCACCCGGCGCTATTGGACCAGAAGGTCCACCAGGTCCACCAGGAGAACAAGGAATTCAGGGTTCACCAGGACCACAAGGGGCACAAGGAGAGGTAGGTCCTCAAGGTCCTCAAGGAGATGTTGGTCCAACTGGTAGCGTTGGACCAGAGGGTTTAGTATGGCGAGGTAATTGGGAAGCGGAAACTGTTTATGTCATTGACGACAGTGTTGGACACAATGGATCTTCTTTCATTGCTATCGCGAACAACACTGGGAGCGAACCACCGTCTTCTTCTTGGACACTATTAAGTTCACAAGGAGACGTAGGACCAACAGGCCCAATGGGCCCTCAAGGAATTCAAGGGCCTATCGGTCCAGAAGGTCCAGAAGGTCCAGAAGGTCCAGAAGGTCCTCAAGGAATTCAAGGGCCTATCGGTCCAGAAGGTCCTCAAGGAATTCAAGGAGAACCAGGAACTGATGCAGATGTAACAGCGCATACAGGCGATACTGATGGAGCACATGCAGCATCGGCAGTTTCTTTTTCTGATTCTGGTCTAGTTGTTGTAGCTGGAACAACGAATGTTCAATCAGCTATCGCAGCAATTGATGTTCTTACAAGACCAAGTTCGGGTACAATTGCAGCTCGTCCCGATCCCAGTACCGTGCCTTCTGGTAAACGGTATCTTGCTACAGATGTCGATGGTGGAACTGAGTACGAACAGATTGGTGGTGTTTGGGTACAGATTGGTGCAGGAGTCAATGGTGGTGGCGGAGGAAGAGAGCTACAACGTGTTGAATTGGCGCAGGCGGATACGTCTGGTGCCCTAGCCGATTGGCCTGGAGCGACGTTTGCTGCAGCTCTTCCTGTTTCGTCTCTTGCTGTGGACATCCATCTTCATATACCTTACGCTTTTGTGACTACGTGGGTTGGTGGAGAAACAGCTATTCTTCAAGTACTTGTTGTAGATACGGCAGGACTTGGTCATTCTGCTCAAACTTATGGTATTGTTAGTCGATTTCGACCAGCTGGCAACGCTGCCTCATCGCTTCATACTCAACAAACAAATGCTCAGATTGTAATTCCAGAGATCATTCTTCGTCGTCCTGCCGGTGCACCAGCTGCTAATTACAAAGTACAAATTGGATCAACAGTCGGAGGAAATACGATCAGAATTACCGATTCTATTGGGACGGTCGGTGCCAACGGAAAACCTTTTATGAGCGCAAAGACGGTTGCAGCATGATTCACCGTAACGGAATTACTGCAGGATGGGGTTCAACTGGAGATCGTCACGTTATTCTATTACCTAATGGGTATAAACCAGGAACAAAACCAGGTGTTATATGGTGTGCTCCTTATGAATCCGGCGCGGCAAACGTCCTTTTTTCTGGAATAGGCTCTTGGATGGCTCAATGGGGTTATCCTGTCGTGTGTCTTGATCTAGGACAAAGTCGAATCGGTGGTGTTAGTGGTTCCGCTAGTGAATGGAATGGTTCGGATGGACCTGAGCTATTCACCGCCGACGCGCCGATGGCAGCAATTGATACTATTTGGAATACTGTTTTTCCCGCTATTGGTGCACTTAGTGGCCCTGGTGTTGGTAAATGTTACATGACTGGTGGAAGTGGTGGGGGATGTAAAGCTGTCCAATGGACCAGATTGCATCCAGATAGAGTTGCGGCGTGTCTTACAATTATTGGTGTTGTGAATCTTCTAGAGCTTCAACAACGATCTACTGAAGCTTTACCTAGAGTTTGGGAGTGGTTGACTCCACTAGGTAATCCTGTTCCAAATTCTAGAAATCCTAGGTATGCGTATGAAGATTGGACGCCAGCACATCCTCCGTTGCGTATGCAATATTCGCTTAATGATACGATTTGTCCTTGGACAGAAACCGTTGGTTTAGCTAATGATATCAATGCGGTTGGAGGTAGTGCAATTGCAATTGAGCAGAACCAGGGAAATCATGATTTTTACACAGGTTTAAATGAAGAAGCGGCTCATTGGCTTTTACAACACTCGACTTCACTTGTATGATAGTATTCTATATTAGAATGTTCTACTCTTTCAACAACAGGTAAGAACTGAGGCGAGATGAAACAAATTGTGGTAAAAAAAGGCCGAACGGTTATGATTCCTGTTAGTCTTGGGTTTGATGCTTCAAACGATTCGTTTACGAGTCAGATTCGAGCAGAAAAAAATTCAGAATCTGAGCTAATTGCCACATGGAATGTATCATTTTCTACAGATGGTATTGATGGTGAATTGGTTTTAACTCTTGACGATTCAGTAACAAGAGACATTACAAGGACAATTGGATACATGGATCTTGTCAGAATCACCGGTGGTGAACCAATCCCGGTCTTTGATGAATTATTAGAAGTGTATTTCGAAGATAGCATTAGTGTTTGACATAAACATATCCCTGACTAATATCAGGCAAAGGAGTTTTCGTGAGCGATCAAGAGTTCAAGCAATCTGCCATGATTGCTCTTCTGCCAATTACAACCGATTGGTGTAGAATTGCACTTCCACATATGACGTTGGTTTATGCAGGGGAGACAAAAGATCTAGGCCTTGGTGCATTCAATGAACTTGCTAAAGATGCTTGTTCTATTGCAATGCTTTCTCGTCCTCTAACTTTGGAAGTTCTTGGTAAAGAAGTTTTCGGTAACTGGACCGATGACCCTAATGACAAAGTTGATGTGTTTCGGTTAAGACCTACGACAGAGCTTTTGTCGATGCGTCGATTTGTGGAGCGTTGGAATGCGAGTGAGCATCCATTCAACCCACACGTCACGATTGGTCCAACAGGACAATCATATGTTGAACAACCCCGTTTCCTTACCTTTGACCGGATCTGTGCCGGTTGGGGGGAAGAGTACCTTAACTTTTGGCTCAAGCGATAGAGAGGAGTGTCATGACTGACGGATTTTCTAGTATTACTGTTGTTCCATCTACTGCGACAGCCAAAGATAACACGGATGTTGTAGTTGACAATACTGTTGGTGGTGTTGTACTTCTTCCTAAGAATGTTCATCGTCGAAGTGCTTTGATTGTCAACACTGGTGCCGGCGCGATGCGAGTCACGACGGATGGATCTGCTCCAACATCAACTCATGGTAAACCTGTTGTTGTAGGTGGTGCTCTCGCTTTGTCTGGACCAGACTGTCCGACCGAAGCAGTAAAAGCTATTCGACAAGACGCTACTGATACAACGGCAAATGCCAGCGAGGTATTCTAATGGGTACGGTAACTGGCTATACAGCAGAACGCATGAAGGAGATCGAGGACAACACTGTTGTAAATGGTGAAATCGATCCATATGGGCATCTCATTCTAACAAGGAATGATGCATCCACTATTGATGCCGGTTTGATTACAACAAGTCCTAAGATCGCGACAAGTACAACTCGACCAACCGGTCCGGCTTTGTTTGCGGGTCTTGTGATTTATGAGACCGACACAAAACTGTATTGGACATGGAATGGCACTAGCTGGCTTCCTCTCCAAGGACCGTATCTTTGCACTTCGGCAACTCGTCCTGCCGCGCCTATCGAAGGCATGGAGATCTACGAGACCGATACGAACAAGAAATACATTTATGATGGTGCTGCTTGGGCTCTAGTATTTGAATTAGGAGCTTGGACTACATACACACCAACTGATACTGGTATTACTGTTGGTGCTGGAGGTACACGAAGAGCTGCATATAGACTGCTCGATAACAAGACGTGCGAGTTCCGATGGGCTCTTGCGCTTGGAACGGGGAGTGCTATTGGTGTCGGTGCAGCTGCTGGATTACCTTTTGCTTCTGTAGCCTTTCAAGCTGGACTTTTTCAAGTTGTTACAGCATATTATTTGGACGGTGGATCAAGAAACTACACTGGTATTGGTCGAATTCAGTCGGGTCTTCAGAAAGCTGAACTGATTCACACGGAAACAGGTGGTTCTGGTGCTGTTGATAGCATCAGTCCGTTTACCTGGTCAACAACAGGTGGTGATCATATCAGTGTTGGCGGAGTTTATGAAATTGCTTGATAAATCATTGGCTATAAACAAAAGGAGGTGATTTGAATGGGAGAGATTATCACAAACCCTGGTCAAACACAGGGTGTGATGGAGATTGCCGATGGTGGTACTGGAGCGTCTACTGCTTTTGATGCCAGAGAAAATCTTGGTGTGGCTCCACTTGTTCCGACTATTATCGCTGATACTACAACCGCCTACACCCCCGATGTTGATGATGTTGGACAGATTATTACTTTATCAAATGCAGCTGCTACAACACTGACATTACCACAAGATTCTGCTTCGGATATTCCCGTCGGTTCTTCTATCACTTTCATTCAGATCGGCGCTGGACAAGTCACTGTGCAAGCGGGAGCAGGCGCGACGCTTAACAGTCCTGGTCCGACCAACAAGTTCAGGGCCCAGTACAGCACTGTTACTGCTATCAAGCGTGCGGCGAATACTTGGGTTATCGCCGGTGATCTGGCGGCATCTTGATGATTCCTGGAGTGATTGCCTCACACAACAGAGCTGGAAAAGTATTGCCCTCGCTTAACTTGGTTGGTATTGCACAGTACAATGGTTGGGCTGCTTCTGCAGGTTCTATAAATGTTGATGTTGCAGCGCAAGTTCCATCGGTACAAAACGGTGATCTTCTTGTCTTGCTTGCTTCCTATGGCAACAGTGGTGGAGCAGTATCTGGAGCTCCAGGAACAACACCTTCTGGTTGGGCAAAAGATGCATATGACGGTGGTGGAAGTAGTGGCGCAGCTCTTGGTTTCTATCGTCGTACGTATGCTGGGTCTCCAGTAAGTGTTGCAACTTACACTAATGTAAATCACAAAGGCATGATCTTTGTTTTTAGAAACTTCGATACAGTAACACCGACCAGCGGAGCGGCTTCATTTACTAACTTCTCGGCGTCTAATCCTTATGGTACAGTTACATTGCCTTCTGAAAAATCATCATGTCTTATAACTTGTCGAGTTCTTTCGAACAACGCATCATCGGACATGGAAATTCCACAAAAACCGAGCAATATCAATGATGCTCGGACAATTTATGTCCCGCCGTCATCTAGTCGTCAATATGTGTATCCTGGTGTTTATTATCGAATGTTAACAGCAGCCGAAGGAAATGGTGCTTCTTTTGCACCAGGACAAATTGGTCCAACAGCACAATGGTCATTTGTTGGTGAGATTTTAGTAAGAGGGGCTTCGTAGATTTTAATAAATTAGAAAGGAGTGGCATGGATATTGGTGGAATTCTTATCATCGCTTTGATTGTTTTGCTCATTATTTTCGTGGCAAAGCGAGTTTGAACAAACCTGCGGGCAGAGATAGGAAAGCAAAAGTATGCGATTCACAGGTAGACAGATCGCTTTTGTAATTGTTTCGTTGGTGCTTTGTATCATCATGATTTTGATTTTTACCGATGAATCAAACACGACTGTTGAAACACTGGACATCAAATCAACTGAAGCTTCACCTGCTGTGCCATTTGATTTGGTCGAGAAAAAACTAAAAGAAATCACAACTACAACTACAGCTACGACTATTCCTCCGACTAGTACAACAACACATTCACATCCTCCAAGTACAACGACAACCACCACAAAACCTACTCCGGTTGCTCATAGTGGCAGTGTAAATTGGGATGCGATCGCACAGTGTGAGAGCGGTGGTAACTGGTCTATCAATACTGGAAATGGCTATTACGGAGGACTTCAGTTCAGTCATTCAACGTGGATTGCTTATGGTGGTGGACGATATTCGGAAAATGCTCATCTTACAAGTCGTGAGAACCAAATTGCAATTGCTTCTGGAATGAGTCTTAGTCATTGGCCACATTGTGGTAAGTATGGATGATTTAATACTTATTAAAAGCAGAAAGGAGGTTTTATGGACCCATCAATTATTATGGCAATTGTAGGAGGTATTTTTGGAGCCGGTGGTGTTGCCGCGATCTTAAAGACAAGATCAGATAACATGAAGACTGAAGCCGAAACAGAGATAACTCTTACTGGTGGATGGAAACTCCTTTATGAATCCACAAGAGCAGAAGTCAATGAATTGAGAGAGCGACTTGCTATAGTTGAGAAGAACGAACAAGAGTGCAAAGCTCGTCTTGCTCGATTAGAATCTTCGGATATCGATGAAATAGAGGTAGAAAAGAAATTATCATATATGATTCAAGAAGCTATAAAGAAAAGAGGTGAAGAACTTGACAGACCATTCGGGACCAACTGATGAAGAACTTTTGAAAGCTCTTGAAAAAGTTGGTTCAGATCTTGTGTTTCGAGAAAAAACGCGTCGAATCATGAGAAGAATATTTGTGCTTACTTTATTTAGTATTGCTGTGTCTGTCATTTCTGTTGCCGCTTTGGTTAAGATAAGACAGGTTCAAATAGAAGGATGTAATAGAGATAACGCTCTTCGACAAGCGTATGTAGATCAGTGGCGCCCAATTGTTGCAGACAGTCCTATTCCAACAAAGCCCCCGGATGATGCTCCACAAGAAGCTAAAGATGCTTATGAAAGAAGTATTAGAAGTCGAGAAGCTTTTATTAAAAGTCTAGATACAGCATGGGGCCCCCGTTCCTGCTGAAAACAACATAGAAGGGGGTTATAATGGCTGATCCTTTTGATGCGTTTCTTGATCACGATGATTCACCTATTTTAGGGGATGACTCACCTACACCTGATGATGAATCGGGGTTGTTTGCTTTGTTCGCTGAAGCTCTTGACCCTAGTAACAACAAGACAATCGAAGAAGCAGAAGCTGAGTGGAAAGAGCTTCTGAAATGAGGGTTCTTGAGCTAGCCGACAAGGTTCGTCAACGAGTTAGAGAAAGTGGTTTGCCTATTCAAGTTATTGAAGTTGCTGGATGGCAAACACGTGGGAATGAATTCCCCATTAGGCCGGATGGTGCTCTTCGTCACTGGACTGCTGCTGGTGGAACTGGAAGAACCACATGTTTGGGTGCTGTAACTTATGGTAGAACCTCACCAACTCCTCTTGCTGGGCCTCTTTGTGAACTGTATCAGTCTAGAAATCTAGACGGATATGATGATATTTACATCATTGCTTCTGGAAAAGCAAACCATGCTGGTGAAGGTGAGTGGAACGGTATTAAACCGGGAAACTATCAGGTTCTTGGTCTTGAGATCGAATGGGCTGGTCCAACAGAAGCTTTTCCAGCAAAGCGCAAGCTTGTAAGCGAGATTGCCATGCGTGCGCTCATGGATTGTGTATCTGGAACCGATGATAATGACGCTTGCGAGCATCGTGAATGGGCTCTTCCTCGTGGTCGAAAAATCGACACAAATCTAGACGGTAATGAGCTTCGTCGTCGAATGGCTGAGATGAGAAATGGAGTTTCTAGCAACCCGACAAAAGGGGATGATGATTTGGATATTATTGTTAGAGGCGATGCCTCTGGTGAGTGGTGGATTACAGATGGTAAAGAAAAAGAGTATGTTGATAGTGTAGATATTGCTGGCGGATTGGTTTGGATCGGTCTTGCTCGATGGGATGATACCTTAAAAGGTCCTATTAAAGTTGGGCAAGCTTGGATTGATTCCATTCCTCAGGTCGCTACTCGGGTTGGGTTGGAGACAGGTCTTGCAAACCTCAACAAAGCTTTGACAGCATCCATTAATGGACTTGTCGACAAGATTGTCTCGGCTCTTCCACCTGGGTCCGGCGGTGGTGTTACAAAAGAGGATGTGCAGGCTGCAGCCACTGCTGCGATTGAAGCTTCGGGTTTGACGACTCTTCTTCCGGGTAAGTAAGAACAAATTCTAAGATATCAGAAAGGAGGGAAATGGCTCCGCGAAATTCTGGTCGCAAAGCACTTCGCCCCGCAACATCACCAGAAGACAGAGAGAACCAGCTCATTTCCCTGGCTTCTGATCTTGCTGAGAAACAATTAAGAGAGGGAACTGCTAGTTCTCAAGTACAAGTTCATTTTCTGAAACTTGGCACGACAAGAGAGCGTCTCGAGCAAGAGCGTCTGCAAAACGAAAACCTTCTGTTGGCTGCAAAGGTGGATCAGCTAAGATCTGCAAAGAAGGTTGAAGAGTTGTATGACAAGGCTCTTAGAGCTATGCGAGAGTATCAAGGAGAGACTCCTGAGTATCAGGATGATTACTATGACGATTAGCAGATCATATTCTGAGTTGAATCGACTTGAAATGTTTGAAGATCGATTTGAGTATTTGAAACTTAGTGGTGGTGTTGGTCGTGCTACATTCGGTTTTGATCGTCATATCAATCAACAATTCTATGCTTCTAGACAATGGCATGATGTGAGAAACTATGTAATTTATCGAGATTCTGGATGTGATTTGGGTGTTCCAGGGTATGAAATCAACACGGAGATACTCATACATCATATGAATCCAATGACTGTTGATGATATTGTACACGGTGAAGAATGGATTTTGGATCCAGAGTTCTTGATAACTACAACAAAGAAGACACACAATGCCATTCATTATGGTTCTGATCACAAAGAACCTAAGATCGTCACTCAGAGGTCTCCTCGAGACACTAACCTTTGGTAAGGAGGTGAGTAATGGAAGAAAGCATTCTTAAGAGCACGAAGCAAATGTTGGGAATCTCTGCAAACTACACCGCTTTTGATCTTGAGATTATCACAAACATTAATTCGGTTCTTTCCAGTTTGAATCAGCTAGGTATTGGTGATGCAGTACCAATTGAAGATGAAACTAAGCTTTGGGCTGATCTTGCTATTCCTCAAGTTGCGTTGAACTGGGTTAAAACACTCATCTTCCTTAAGGTTAAACTTGCATTTGATCCTCCTGGAACTTCATACTTGATCGAGGCAGTTACAAAGCAGATCGAAGAGCAAGAGTGGCGACTCAACACATACGCAGAGGAACTCAAAGCAGCAGAGGAGGTGGTATCACCATGACAGATGATAGTCTTGCGCATTATGGTGTCAAAGGCATGCAGTGGGGTGTTCGACGGCAACGAAGCGCGAACGGTCGTGTTACGAAATCAAGTAGTGACTTCAAAAGTACGAAAGATCTTCGAAAGCGTCCTTCTCATACATTGAGCAATATGCAGCTCAAGCAAATAAATGAGAGAATGCAACTAGAAAGTAAATATTCTCAGATGAATCCTAGTAAAGTTGCAAAGGGTCATGCTGTTGTAAAGAGTGTAATTGCTGCTGCGGGAACAGTTACAGCGGCAAATAAGCTTATGAGTAGTGCTGCTGGTATGGCAAGATCAAATGCCGGTAAAAAAGCAGTTAAGTTTGCAACTACTCGATCACCAGCAGAGTATGAACGCTTGTTGAGTAAACGTTAAAAGGAGGTGTCAAAATGGAATTTGCACTAGCCAACCGAGCGACTCCTCGTTATTATGGAGAGTTTCGTGAGAGGGTTCTTTCTGGTGAAATTCCAGTTAATCGACATATTTCCTCCGAAATGAACCGTATTGATGATCTTATTGCGAATCCAAACTTCTACTATGATGAGAATGCTGTTGAAGGATTCATCAAGTATTGCGAAAACGAGCTTACACTGACCGATGGTAGTGATCTACATCTTTTAGATAGCTTCAAGATATGGGCCGAACAGATCTTTGGTTGGTATTATTTTGTTGATAGACAGATCTATGATCCAGAAACAAAGACATACTCAACAAGAACGATCAAGAAACGTCTTACAACCAAACAGTATCTAATCGTGGCCCGAGGCGCAGCGAAATCTATGTATGCGTATTGTGTGCATGCATATTTCTTGAATGTTGATGTCTCAACAACACATCAAATCAACACTGCGCCGACGATGAAACAGGCAGAAGAGGTTCTGTCACCATTCCGCACCGCGATCACAAGAGCTCGTGGGCCTCTATTCCAGTTCCTCACGGAAGGTTCAGTAAGAAACACCACTGGGCCAGCTGCTCAGCGTCAGAAACTTGTATCCACCAAGAAGGGTATTGAGAATTTCTTGACTGGTTCTCTTCTTGAAGTTCGTCCTATGACCATTAATAAATTGCAGGGGCTTCGACCAAAGATCTCTTCTATCGATGAATGGTTGTCTGGAGATATTCGTGAAGATGTTGTTGGTGCGATCGAGCAGGGCGCTTCCAAGATGGATGATTACCTTATCATCGCGATCAGTTCTGAGGGAACTGTGCGCAATGGTTCTGGTGACACCATCAAGATGGAGCTTGAAAACATTCTCAAAGGTGAATACGATGCTCCGCATATTTCAATCTGGTATTATCGACTGGATGACATCGAAGAGGTAAATGATCCTTCTTCTTGGTTGAAAGCGAATCCAAATCTCGGTAAAACGGTTACGTATGATGCTTATCATCTAGATGTTGAGCGAGCTGAGAAAGCTCCCGCCTCTCGTAACGATATTTTGGCGAAGAGGTTTGGTATTCCTATGGAAGGTTACACATATTACTTCACATACGAAGAGACCTTGCCTCATCGCCCAAGTGATTTTTCTGGTATGCCCTGTTCTCTTGGTGCTGACCTTTCACAAGGCGACGACTTCTGTGCCTTTACTTTCTTGTTCCCCCTTGGTAATGGAACATTTGGCATCAAGACTCGAAGTTATATTACAATGCTTACTCTTATGAAGCTTCCCGGCGCGATGCGAGCCAAGTATCAAGAGTTCATCGATGAAGGTAGCCTTCAGATTATGGAAGGCAACGTTCTGGACACGATGGAGGTCTTTGATGATCTGGACGCTTTCATCATCGAAAACAACTGGGATGTTGGTGCGCTTGGCTACGATCCATACAACGCCAAAGAGTTTGTTGAAAGATGGGAAGCTGAAAACGGTCCGTTCGGGATCGTGAAAGTCATTCAGGGAGTCAAGACAGAGTCTGTTCCTCTTGGTGAACTTAAGATTCTTGCTGAAGAAAGAGCCATCATATTTGATCAATCTCTGATGTCGTTTGCCATGGGTAACGCGATTACTCTTGAGGACACAAACGGCAACCGTAAGCTTCTAAAAAAGCGAGCAGAAGAAAAGATTGATAACGTTTCTGCTATGATGGATGCATGGATTGCTTACAAACTTAACAAGGAAACCTTCGAATAGAAAAAGGAGAAATTCAAATGGGTATTGAAGGCATTGAGGAGCTTGGTGAGTCTGCTGGAGATGACAACGTCTCTGACACTCAGATCACCGAGGATTCTCCTACCGAAATGACTGATCCTGATGCTCAGCCCGTTGCTGACACGCCTACTGAGACCACTTCTCACGACGTTCCCGGTGATGAGCCGGTTCAGGTTGATGGCCCCGGAGTTCCTGAGCCTCAGACCGAGTCAACTCCTGAAGACGCGGAGTAAATAAGTTTAACAAGGAGGCACGAAGTGATTATTGATGAAGAGGTTTACCTCGAACACTTCGGTGTTAAAGGCATGCAATGGGGCGTTAGACGCCAAAGGAGAGAAGCACGTCTTAGAAATGTTGCAAGAGGAAAGGTTGGTTTAGCTGGTAAAGCAGCTCCTGTTCTTGGATATTTAGGTGGTGTTGCTCCTAGATTAGGTCCAATTGATCTTATTAAAGGACGAGGTATTCGAGGCGCAGCTCAAAGAAAATCCATTAGAGAAGCTGCTCGTTCTAAGCGATTTAAATCTGGAAAAGCAAAGGTCGGAGATTATTTGGTTCGATATGGAACACTAAGACCTTCTGATTTGATTCCAGTTAAAACAAGCAATGTTAAAAAGAAGACAATCATTGATAAGGTTACTTCTGGACAGCTAGCTGTTACTGCTATGTTAGATAAGAAGTAAATAGAAATTGAACAACAAAGGAGGTGATGATATTTGGCTATCGGCGACAGGATCAGAAAGGCATGGAACGCATTTGTTAGTCCTGGGCAAGAAGAATCTGCTGTCGCTTACGGTAACAGCAGCTCATATTCTTCAAGTTCTCCTTCTCGTCAAAGGCTCGTTGGTTACAATGATCGTTCCATCATTACATCAATCTGTACAAGAATCAGCATTGATGTAGCCGACGTTCTTCTTCGTCATGTCGAACTTGATGATCTTGGACGATATTTGAAAGACGTGGATAGTAATCTCAACTCCTGTTTGACTTGGGAAACCAATCTTGATCAAGGACCTCGTGCGTTTAGACAGGACATCGCGATGACACTTCTTGACCGAGGTGTTGCTGCACTTGTCCCTGTTGACACGACCATCGATCCAAACACAAATGAGATTTTTGACGTCTTTTCTATGCGTGTAGGTACCGTTTCGCAATGGTATGCTAAACATGTTCGTGTTGATCTATGGAACGAAGATAAAGGAAGACGTCAAGAAGTAACCTTGGAAAAGCGATATGTTGCTATTGTTGAAAATCCGCTTTACTCGGTTATGAATGGCCCTAATTCAACGTTCCAGCGTCTTATTAGGAAATTGGCGCTTCTTGATGCTGTTGAAGAGCAGGCTAGTTCTGGAAAGTTGGACATCATTGTTCAGCTACCCTACATGATCAAGTCGGACACAAAGAAAGCGGCTGCAGAGCAGCGTCGTTCTGATATTGAAATGCAACTAAGAGGTAGTCAGTACGGAATTGCCTATATCGATGGAACTGAAAAGGTCGTTCAGCTCAATCGCCCCGCAGAAAACAACCTTCTCAAAACCGTTGAGTATCTTACTAATATGTTGTATGGCCAACTTGGTATTACCGAAGAGGTAATGAATGGTACGGCAGATGAAGCTACGATGCTCAACTATCAGAATCGAACGATCAAACCAATCGTCGAGGCAATTGTTGAAGCTATGCAGCGAGCTTTCCTTGGGCCTGCTGGTCAAATGAAGAATCAGCGTGTTCTCTACTTCACCGACCCGTTCAAGCTTGTCACTATGAAGGACTTTGCTGAAATTGGTGATAAGCTTACTCGAAATGAGATTGCTACGTCGAATGAGCTTAGAGGATTCATTGGTATTCGACCCTCTGCAGATCCTAAGGCAGATGAGCTTGGCAACCCCAACATGCCACAGCCAGGAGCAGTAGTAAACGTTGGAAGAATGCAAGACAATATAGACGTAAACTCTGCTTCGGCTCAAACGAACGGAGCAATTAACCCGGCAGCTAACGGCCGCCGAAACACTTAGAAAGGAACGTCAAAATGGAATGTGATTTCAGCGGCTGGGCAACCAAAGCCAGCGTGCAGTGTAGTGACGGTAGGACCATCATGCCTAATGCTTTCCAGCATCAGGATCGTATGCAGGTTCCTCTCGTCTGGCAGCATGGACATAAGGATCCGGAGAACGTTCTGGGTCATGTGCTCCTTGAGAATCGTGATGAGGGTGTTTACGCTTACGCTTTCTTCAATGATACTCCTAAGGCACAGCATGCCAAGAAGGCAGTCGAGCACAAGGACATCAACCAGATGTCGATCTGGGCGAACAGCCTGGTCGAGCGATCCAAGCGAGTCATGCACGGAGCGATTCGTGAGGTCAGCTTGGTTCTGTCTGGTGCGAATCCAGGCGCTATCATTGAAAATGTTACGCTTCGTCACTCTGATGACGGAGAGCTTGAGATTCTTGAGGATGAGGCAATCATCACCATGGGTCTTGAGCTTGAGCACTCGGACCAGAAGTTCGATGTGATCGATAAGGATGACGCTAATGGCTCTGATGACTCTCATCTGACCGAGGACGACGTCAAGGCTCTTATCCAGAGCCAGCTTGACATGGTTCATGCCGAGGATGATGAGACGATTGCGGATGTCTATGAGTCTATGTCCGATAAGCAGAAAGCAGTTCTTCATTACCTGGTCGGCACGGTCATCGAGTCGCCAGAAATTCAGCAGAGTAATCTTGACGACGATAACAACGACCAGAAAGGTTCCGAAATGAAGCACCACAACGTGTTCGAGGATGGTGGAGAAGGTGGCGGCCCCGGGCTTGTTCTTTCCCACGATGACATGAAGGCAATCCAGGCTGACGCGACCCGAAACGGTTCTCTCAAGAACGCTGTGGAGGCTTACGCCCTTTCCCACGGCATCGAGGACATCGATCTTCTGTTCCCGGATGCCAGGGCGGTTGACAACACCCCCGAGCTTATGGGTCGGCGTGTTGAGTGGGTTGCCAAGCTCATGGGCGGGATCAAGAAGAGCCCGTTCTCCCGAATCAAGACACTTTCGGCGGACATCACGGTCCCTGAGGCTCGTGCCAAGGGTTACATCAAGGGCACTCTGAAGAAGGAAGAGTTCTTCCGGGTGTCGAAGCGAGTCACTGAGCCCACCACGATCTACAAGAAGCAGAAGCTCGACCGTGATGACATGGTCGACATCACTGACTTCGATGTCGTGGCTTGGCTCAAGGCTGAGATGCGTCTCATGCTTGACGAGGAGGTCGCCCGTGCGATTCTCGTCGGTGATGGTCGCGCCGGGGACGATGAGGACAAGATCAACGAGGAGAAGATTCGTCCGGTCGCTTCTGACCACGAGCTTTACACCACGACGATCAACGTCAACATCAACGATGCCAACTCCAACATGAGTGAGGTCGCTGACGCGATCGCTCTCAACCGTAGCGCTCTTCGTGGCTCTGGTCTTCCGACCATGTTCACGACCGAGACCTACATCGCCCGTTATCTCACGCAGCGTGATTCGCTTGGTCGCCGTCTCTACACGAGCCTCGATCAGCTTGCCACGGAGCTTCGGGTGGCGGACATCGTCGCGGTTGAGATCCTTGAGGAGTACCCGGACATCGTCGCGATCATCTTCAACCCGGCTGACTACACGGTTGGTACCACTGCCGGTGGTGAGGTCAGCATGTTCGATGATTTCGACATCGATTACAACCAGCACAAGTACCTCATCGAGGGTCGGATGTCTGGCGCGCTCACCAAGCTGAAGTCGGCTCTGGTTGTTCGCAAGGTTGCTGGTACTGACGTGCTTGTGGCTCCCGCTGAGCCGACCTTCGATGGCACTGATGTGACCATCGTTGATACGACCAACGTTGTCTACCGTAACGCCGACACGGATGCTGTGATGACTGCTGCTGGCAGCCCGTACACGGTTGCTCCTGGCGACACGCTCAATGTCCATGCTGAGGCTGCTCCCGGTTACTACCTTGAGTCGAGCATGGTTGACGACTGGAGCTTCACGAACGAGGCGTAACATTAAGGAGTTAAGATGGCGCGGTTCCACGGAGAAGTTGGTTATGGCAAATCTGTAGAATCACCTCCCGATTCAGGTAAATGGATCGATGAGATTACAGAGAAAGCCTATACCGGCGACGTTATTCGTAACACAAGAAGCTTAGAAGCTTCTGGTGAGAAACTTAATGATGATATTTCATTAGGTAACTCTATTAGTGTCGTGGCCGATCAATACGCCATCGAAAACTACGCCTTTATCAAGTATGTGAGGTGGGACGGGGTTCTCTGGAGAGTGACTAATGTCGAAGTTCGGAGGCCCCGTCTCATCTTGAGTTTTGGAGGAGTTTACAATGGTCAGGTAGCTTTACAAACAGATCCAGGGGTGTGATATGGGAACTAGAATGGAACTTCACACTCTTCTGTTGAGTTTGCTTCCGACTAATAGTAAACATGTATATTTTCAACCACCTCCTGATCTGCAGATGAGCTATCCGTGTATTGTCTACAATCGAGATGATATTCGAACTGCTTATGCAGACAATATTCCATACAAGAGGAAGAAACGTTATCAGGTGACGGTCATTGATCCTGATCCTGATAGCGATATTCCTGATAAAGTAGCGGAGCTTCCTTTGTGTTCCTTCGATCGCCATTTTACGGCCGATAACCTCAATCACGACGTATACAACCTTTACTTTTAAAAGGAGAATTCAATGGTTAAACTCGCTTGGGACGAGGTCGGTACTCGAAAGTTCGAGACCGGCGTCGATCACGGCGTTCTCTACCTGCCTGATGGAGGGGGTGTTTACAGTGACGGTGTTCCTTGGAACGGTCTTGTAAGCGTCACCGAGTCTCCGGCCGGTGCAGAACCGAACCCGCAGTATGCCGACAACATCAAGTACCTGAACCTCATCTCGGCAGAGGACTTTGCAGGTACGCTTGAGGCTTTCACCTACCCCGATGAGTTCCAGGAGTTCGATGGCCTCTCGGTCCCCGTGCCTGGTGTTACCGTTGGTCAGCAGCGTCGGAAGTCCTTTGGTCTTTCGTATCGTTCGAGGCTTGGTAACGATCTTGAGGGTGATTCCTACGGTTACAAGCTTCATCTTGTCTATGGCTGCACAGCTAAGCCCTCTGAGAAGGCTTACACCAGCGTCAACGACTCGCCTGAGGCCATCACCTTCAGCTATGAGCTTGCCACTACCCCGGTGTCTGTCGGAGGCGGCCTTCGCCCGACCTCTATTCTCACGATTGACTCCACCAAGGTCGATGCTACTGCTCTTGCTGCTCTTGAGGACCTTCTCTATGGTACGGCTGGCTCTAACCCGTCACTGCCGACCCCCGATGCGGTCATCGCTCTCTTCAGTGGCACTATCACTGAGGTTGAAACCGAGGCTCCGACTTACAATGCCGCTACTGACATCATCACCATTCCGGCCACGGTTGGTGTTGAGTACCTCGTTGATGGCGAGGTTGTCGCGGCGGGTCCGTATGGTCCCATCACTGAGGATACTGTCGTCACGGCTCGTCCGGCGGCTGGATACTCGTTCACTGAGACTTCTGACAGCGACTGGACCATTAACTTCGCTTAATGGTTATAGGAGGTAAAGAATGCTTAGATTAATCATCGGAGATGAGATGTTCAACGATGATACTCAAGAGTTCATCATAGCTGATCCAGTTGTGGTGGATTTAGAGCATTCTTTGCTCTCACTGTCAAAATGGGAGTCAAAGTATCAACGTCCGTTTCTCTCTTCTAATCCAAACGATAAGAAAAACAAAGAAGAGATTTACGACTATATCAAATTTATGCTAGTTACGCCTAATGTGGACCCTGACGTTCTGGACAGGTGCTCGCAGGAGAATCTTGATGCTATCAATCGATACATCAATTCATCTCAATCTGCGACAACGTTTGGAACCCTACCAGAGCGTCAGGGTCTAGGCGAAGTTGTTACATCAGAGCTTATTTACTTCTGGTTAAGCAACTTTCACATTCCGTTCGAAGTCGAGAGGTGGCATTTGAACCGTCTCTTTGCGTTGGTCAGAATCGCCAACAACAAGAACGCTCCAAAAGGAAAGAAGATCTCACCAAGCGAACTCGCGGCAAGAAATAAAGAACTAAACGATAAGAGAAGAGCCGAGTTGGGAACCCGAGGTTGAAAGGAGGATCATGGCGCCAATTGTTTGGGATGAAGTTGGAAGTCGAGTCTATCAAACAGGTTTGGACCGGGGTGTCTTGTATCTTCCTGATGGATCGGCTGTTCCATGGAATGGATTAGTCGAAGTAGTCGAGAAATCTTCAAAGGAATCAATTCCTGTTTACTATGATGGCGTCAAAATCAATGACATAATCATTCCAGGACCTTTTATCGGAAACATGAAAGCACTTACTTATCCTGATGAGTTTTCTGAACTTGAAGGTCTTAGTTCTATCTCTCTTGGGCTATATGTTGGCGAACAAAGGCCACAAATCTTCGGTCTATCATATAGAACTAGGATTGGTAGCGATTTAGATGAGAATCTTGGTTATAAGATTCATATTCTATACAATGTAAGTGCTGTTCCAACAGATAAGAACAATTCGACAAACACTGAGAATGCAAGTCTCTCTGAGTTTGAGTGGGATATTTCAGCTATCCCTGAAGAAACAACCGGGTTTCGTCCAACAGCACATGTTATCATTGATTCACGTTATATGGACCCATCTCAATTGTTAGAGATCGAGAATAATCTGTATGGAACAGAATTCTCAGATGGTACTCTTATTCCTCTTGCGGACTTTGTCAATTACCTTTACTTCGGGTATCGGTGGAAGATCACTGACAATGGAGATGGAACTTGGACTGCGAACACCCCCATTGAGATTCTTCTTAGTTTTGATCCTCTTGATCCTGATCTGTTCACTCTTGATCAAATTAATGCGTCATATTTGACACCTGATGTGTATCAGATCTCCGACACGTTTACTGATGACCCATGATACGCCTTACAAGCAAAGGTGATTACAAAAAAGCTAAAAATTGGCTGGAAAACATAAAAGTTTCAAAGTTAACAAAGAACTTTGAACGGTTTGGTGAAAGAGGTGTTCAAGCATTACGTGATGCAACACCTGTAGACACTGGTTTGACGGCAGATTCATGGGAGTATCGAGTTGTTCGAGATGGAGACAGACCGAGAATCGAGTGGTATAACACGAACGTTGTAAACGGTGTTCCTGTTGTTATTCTTCTTCAGTATGGACATGGGACCAGAAGTGGTAGCTATGTTCAAGGAAGAGACTTCATCAATCCAGCAATTGCACCTATATTTGCCGAGATCGCCGAGGACTACTGGAAGGAGGTGACATCGTGAGCTCTGAAATCGATGACAAGATTGTATCAATCACATTTGACAATGGAGAGTTTGAAAAGAAGCTTGGTCAGACAATTGCTGGTCTTGACGCTTTGAATCAAACAATTCAATTGGTTGGTGCTAAGGAAGGATTTACCGATCTCTCGAACGCCGCCGGTTCTTTCGATATCTCAAACATGTCTGAGGGTATTGACAACATCAGCAGTAAGTTCTCTGCTCTTGGCGCAATCGGTTTCACGGTAATTCAGGATCTTACTCGAGCTGCTACTGGCTTTGTTCAGGATCTTGCAAGCAAAGTCTCAGCCCCAATTCTCATTGGCGGTAAGAACAGAGCTGAAAATATTGAGCAAGCCAAGTTTCTCTTCCGAGGGCTTGGTATGGACATTGAAGCTACTATGGCTAGCGCTAAAGAAGCTGTTCTTGGAACTGCGTATGGTCTAGATGCGGCGGCTAAGACTGCTGCTCAGCTTGGTGGCTCTGGTATGAGAGCTGGCGCCGAGATGACTGGCGCTCTCCGTGGAATTGCTGGCGCAGCGGCCATGACAAATACTTCATTTGAAGAGATGTCTGATATATTTACCTCAGCAGCAGGTAAAGGTACTGTTTCTGGATACGAACTTCAGCGAATTGGGCAAAGAGGTCTTAACGCAGCAGCTGCTTTGGGAAAACAATGGGGTATGACCGAGCAGCAAGTCCGTGAAGCCGCTTCAAACGGTGAGATCAGCTTCAAGAAGTTTGCTGAAGGTATGAACGCTGCTTTCGGCGAACACGCCACCAAAGCAAATGAGACTTATACGGGCTCGCTTTCGAACCTCAAAGCAGCATTCGCTCGTCTAGGCGCAGTCTACTTTGGACCCAACCTTGAGCAACAGAGAGACCTGTTTAACGCTATCACCCCTAAGGTTGATCAGTTAAAAGACGCTATCACTCCGTTGATCAATGTCTTTGTCTACCTTAAGAGACTAACTACAGATAATCTTATCGCGTTCTTCAATGGACTTGATTTCACTAAGTGGAAGCAGATCTTCGATCTAATTGGTGGTTCTCTTGCCACAGCCTTTGTTGCTCTAGACACTATTGTTCGAGCAGTAAAAGACGCATTCAAAGATGTCTTTCCTGGAAGTATGGTAGACATCGTTCTCAAGATTGCCGAAGGGCTTAGGAACTTCACCGAACACCTCAAAATGGGAGGAAAAACTGCTGCTCTTGTGACCAGCATCTTCCATGGAGTCTTCTCGGTTTGGGCCATCTTGGTTGAGATCGGTAAAGGTGTCATCAATACCTTCAAAGCCATCTTTGATAGCCTTTCACAAGGCGCTGGTGGATCTGGTCATGAGGTTCTTCTCTTCTTTGCACGAATGGGAGAAGCGCTTTTCGAACTTAAGAAGGCGCTTGTTGATGATGGAGGCATTGCTGCTTTCTTTGAGAAGCTTACCTGGGCGATCGCGAACCCTCGTGCCGCTTTGGAGCTTCTTAAGAACACGCTTGGCGATGTCAAGGGATCCATTCAGAATTTTGCTGATGGAATCAAAGATAGTTTGAATAGTCTCTTTGGGGATGCTAAAGAAGGTCTTCCCGGCGCATCTTCTACTGATGCTTCTCTTGGACGTGTTGGTCAACGGTTTGATCAACTTCACAGCATCATCAAATCTGTTTCTGATGCACTTCAACCTCTTGTAGAGGTGATTGGATGGGTTTGGGAGAGACTGAGCACGTGGTTTGCTGAACTAGGTAGTAAACTTGCCGCTGTCATGGACAAGGGCGACTTCAACAATGCTGTTGACATGGTTAACGCCGGTTTGATTGGTGGAATTCTCTTCTATCTGAAGCGATTTGTCGACGGTGGCCTTAAGTTGAACCTTGGAGGCATCACAGATAGAATCAACGATCTTCTTGATTCTGTTACAGAGCGTTTCAAGGCCATGCAGGTTGATCTTAAGGCGAATGCACTCCTAAAGATTGCTGGAGCAATGGCAATCATGACCATTTCACTTGTCGCGCTCTCTATGATCGATTCTGCAGCTCTTACAAAAGCACTTATCGCTATTGTTGCTTCATTCAAGATGCTACAAGGAGTAATGGAGGATCTTGGAGAGATTGGTGGTGCTACAAGCACTGTCAAGATCGCTATTCTTGCTTCTTCTATGATCCTTCTTGCCGGAGCAATGACTGTTCTGGCTGTTGCCATCAAGATTCTTGGAAATCTCAGCATCACGGAGCTTGCCAAGGGTTTGATTGGTGTTGGAGTTTCTCTGAAGCTTATGGTTGCGGCTATTAACGGAATGACAAGTGATACCGGTGGGTTGATTCGAGCAGGTCTCTCGATGATGGCAATCGCTGTCGCGATGAGAATCCTTGCCAACGCCATGCAAGCGTTCGGAACCATGTCTTGGGTTGAGATTGCCAAGGGTCTAGTCGCTGTGGCTGGTGGACTTTACATCATGGTGAAGACTCTGAATGCAATTGATGCTAAAGACATGATAAGTGCTGGAATCGGCATCGTAGCAATTGCCGTTGGTATGCGAATTCTTGCAAATGCCATGCAAGCGTTTGCCACCATGTCCTGGACT